AAATTGTCTTATAATTATCCTCGGTATCGTAAACTTCGAGGTCTCCACAATGCGGCCCTGAAGGTCCCGCACTGCTTCGTTTATTATTATATGATCCCAGATCAGATAGCAAATCCTTCATTTCTAATTCTTCTTCTCTTTTTTTATTTGCTACTTCGGACATTTCATGCAACCACTTGTACCTCTCCAAATCAGGATCACGGAAAATCCAGACCCATTCGTCATTACAAGTGGCCATTTTGACTTGGTTTTTATCGTTATAACTTTTCCATTTATTCATACCAAGTCGGGTCAGAGGGTTCGATATCGTTACTATCGATTTTCTTTTTCTCCCCTTCCCTCTACCCTTCCATTTGAGTACATTACCACCACCAGCATTTAGTGCGCTCATGATCCACTTCCTTTCCCAGGGTTCCAACTCCGCCCTGTATTTCTTCCATTTCACCATGAGCTGTCTCCATCTTCGTATCTCCTCACTAAATGCCTCATACGCGTCCTGTCCTCCGGTAGTTCTGAGTAGATGTTCGTATTCTTTTTTCAATTTTTCTTCTACTCGTCTGTGAGAATAAATATCTTTAGATTCGTTCGAGAGATCCACAAAGAACTCACCGTCCTTTGTCCTCTCCCCATTTGGTCCGATATTTACAAATGGTAACTCACAGCCTTCATATACATTTTCGTCTAGAGGTTTATCGGATATGTATCCGGGGATTTTATTTTCCCTATCCCTTTCCTTTAAGATCATATCTTGTAAATTTTTAAGTGCCCGGGATTCATTAATATTTTTTATTTCATTTTTGATTTCAGGCACTCGGGTAGCGAAACCCTCCCATTTTCTCTCTAGACAGGCTCTACCGAAGGAATTATTATTCAGATCCCTCTCATAGCGTCCCATTTCGACATCATGAACCTTCTCCCAACCTTTCGGAAGTTCGAGAGTCCACTTATTCGGCGGGTCTGGTATCGGTCCCGCAACCTCGAAGTTCTTAAAGAACCAACACTCTCTTTCGACAGGTCGGTCCTTCGCAATGTACTCAAAACTCTTTCCGTTTCTTTTGCACATTCTCCTCTTACTCTTAACTTCGAAGTCAAACAGCCAGTCGCTCTTTATGCGCATTCCCAATCCTAAAGGAAATTCCTGCGTCATAGACCGCCCCGTACCTTTAATATTTTCCCAATGCACTTTAATAAATTCTCGGGCGGCATTTTTCTTATGCAAGTGCATGGGGTCGACAAACTCATTATAATCGTTACCAAGGCTTTTACGAGAAAAACCTTCAGACGCACAAAGCAAGCCGAGCCTTGCAACAGGTAATTTGAATATCCGACTCGCTCCCCCCCAGAAATATGTAGAATTTAAGGAGAAGAATGACTCATGAGTGAATGTTTTGCCCGAGCTAAGTACGAGCCCGAGATCGGATATTTTATTTCGCCAAGTTTCGAACTGGGGAACCGTGCATTTCATCAAGATATCATCCCCGTTTATTTTTATATATTTATCGGATATCTTGATAGACGACTTAACGCCTATGTAATTCTGTATGCACAGCAGCGGAAATGACAATAGTGAGCCCATTAATTGTCCGTTTTGTTGCTCAACTATGTCACCTTTGCCATATCGGATCTTATTATATAATGAATCTATGGCAAAGGCCTTGACGTGTCTAGGTATGCTCTTCGCTTTTTTTAATATGATTTCTAAG